TAGAGGATGAAACTGGTGCGGTAGCGAAAAACCAAGAACTTCCGTTTGAAACTTTGGAAGATGAACATTTCTTAGAGGAAATTGGAATACCGGAAACACACATTGAGTACAAAATCCTGATGGATGATGCGTTTTTTGAACATCTGCATCTTAAACGGATTGTAATTGATAAAGATATTCCATTTCCAATGAGCACTTTTGAACGGATGCTGAGATATGCAAAGTACGGATATTTCCCATGCAAAGAAACAAAGATGAAGATAATCAATGCACTTAGGGATTTGACAGACGAACAGGTTGAATTATCTGAAAGCCTTTATGACGGCATGGATTAAGGAGGAAATATGAAAAAGACAGCGAGAGTAATAGTGACATTAGCTTGTAACAGAAAATGCCCCGGATGCTGCAATGAGACAATCGGAAAGGTTGCAAGTATTGGAGATATTTCAGTTCTCTCAGACTATGAGGAAGTCGTGATAACCGGCGGAGAACCGATGCTCAACCCGGACAGTTTGTTGAGATTTATTAGGGCACTGAAAAAACAGAATAAACAGCAGAGAGTGTATTTGTACACAGCTTGTTTATCAATGGATGATTACGGAAAAATCCTTGACCGATTAGACGGAATCACAGTAACACTCCATGCCGAGGCAACGGATGATGATATTCGCAATTTGAAATATATGAGCTACAACCTCTATGGAGAGGATTTGGATATGCGGTTGTTCATCGACCGTAGAGTATATGAAAAATATGATTTATCCAATATCTGCCTGAAAACATGGGACGTTGTAAGAAAACTGGAATGGAAAGAGAAGTGTGATTCGGCGGACAATGAGGACCTGCTTTTGTTCCATCTGTTTTAAGGAGAACACTATGGAAAATTACAAAGTAGTCTCAATAACGGACAGAGAGGGCAATCCCCGGACAGACGGGAGATACCCTGACAGAGTAGGAAGAATATGTACCAAGCCAAACGTGAGAATCGGAGAACAGATGGTAATTCAGTGGATCTCAAATGCCGATGGCACGCCATATGTCGGAGAACTCACAACGAGTATGGCAATTTCCTATATTGAGATAAAAGGAAAAATCACAGTAACAACGAGACATTCAGTATACACATTCGAGAAGTTATGAGAGAATCAGAAACTTTTGATTACATCCGCCGGAAACACCCGGATGAGGAAGAAAAATGGAGAAAGATCACTCGGCTTGTAAAATTCGATGAGGATTTGGAAGTTAAGAGTGTGCATGATTTCGACATCAACTGCTACATATCAACATTTGGGAGGCTTATAAGAAACGGAATCCTCTGCAATATGGCATACGGAGATAAATATGATATTTCCAGTATGTTCACAGACACGGATGGAAACCAAGTACGGTTTAAGAGACACCAGATTGTTATGCAAACTTTCTTCATGGGAGACAGACGGCGGCATGACACCGTAGACCATATAAATAACATGGAGAGGTTCGATAACAGCATATACAACCTCAGATGGGCGGACAAGGGCGTGCAGTGCGGAAACCGCAAGGACAAGCCAGGGAAACACAGAATGGTTATCTGCATAGGCGATGAGGAAGAAATCTTTTTCTCATGCCGAGAGGCGGAACGTCTGTACAATCTACCGCCGAACTCAGTTGGTAAGGTATGCCGTGGAGAACTGGAATCCATATATGGTTATAGATTTGGATATTTATAAGGAGATCAGAGATGGGAAAAGATTGGACCGGAAACGGCAAGAGTATTTTTACAACCCTTGGCGCATCCAACCACACAGAGAAAGAAAGAGAGATTAACGACTACTATGCGACAGACCCTATCGCAGTAGACGCATTGTTACAGGGGGGGGCAGAGCTGAATCATAAGATTTGGGAGTGCTCTGCAGGACAAGGACACTTATCAGAACGTCTCATAGAACTTGGGTACGAGGTACGCAGTACGGACCTTATCGACAGAGGGTATGGAGAGGGTGGAATAGACTTCTTACAGACAACAGAAATGTGGGATGGAGATATTCTTACCAATCCTCCATATAAGTATGCGAAAGAGTTTATTGAGCACGCAATGACGATCATACCGGACGGGAGAAAAGTGTTCATGTTCCTTAAATTACAGTTTTTGGAGGGAAAGGCTAGAGGCGAACTGTTTAAGAAATACCCTCCGAGATATGTGTATGTGTCACGCAGCCGTATTCTGTGCGCCAAAAACGGAATGTTTGAGGAAATGAAAGCCGGAGGCGGAAGTGCAGTTGCATATGCGTGGTATGAGTTTCAGAAAGGTTATAAGGGAGTGAGCATTATTAAGTGGATAAATTAGATTTTGGTTATTACAACATGGACTGTATGGCCGGCATGAAACTTTTCCCTGATAAATACTTTGATGTGGCAATCGTAGACCCACCATACGGAATCAATGCGCCGAACATGGCAATGGGAACCAATAAGAGCCAGACGAAGAACGGTTATCCAGCCGAAAGCACCGCAAGTAGATTGAAACGGAGTGGACAGGTAAAGGAATGGGACAGTAAACCGCCAACGGAGGAATACTTCAAAGAATTGTTCCGGGTATCGAAAAATCAGATTATATGGGGCGGAAATTATTTCAATCTGCCACCAACAAAGTGTTTTGTTGTATGGGATAAGGTGCAGCCGTGGGATGCCTTTTCACAAGCGGAGATTGCGTGGACTTCTTACAATCTCCCGGCAAAACTGTTCAGATACTCGAACACTGGCGGAGCAAATTCAGAGAAACGCATCCACCCAACCCAGAAGCCAATAGCATTGTACGAATATCTCGTAGGTGCTTTTAAGCTATCGGGGGGGGTGGTGCTTGACACCCATGTAGGATCTGCGTCAAGCCTCATCGCATATCACAGAACCGGCGTGAGGTTTGTAGGGTTTGAGATAGACACCGAGATGTATGAGGTTTCAAATGCGAGGCTGGAAAGAGAAAAAGCACAATTATCCCTGTTCGATTTAGGGATGGAAAGGAATAGAGATGAGTAGTTTTGTACCGATTTATGCGGTAGATTTCGATGGAACACTTTGCGAAAGTGAGTGGCCTGGAATTGGAGCACCGAATAAAAAACTGATACAACACCTTATTCAACGCAGAACAGAGGGAGCAAAAGTGATCCTTTGGACTTGCAGAGTGGAAGAACATCTGAAAGAAGCGGTGGACTGGTGCAGAAAATTTGGTTTGGAGTTTGATGCAGTCAACGACAATCTGCCAGAAAATATTGAAAAATATGGGAACAACCCAAGAAAGGTGTATGCCACTTGCTATATTGACGATTTATCTGTGGATAAAAACAAATACGATCTTCCATTTCATACTGACAAAAAAATTGATTATTCAAAATTCGATAAATACCCTCTCGGAAGTGAATGGATGTTAAAGACAGAATATGCAGAGTTACCAGTGATGATAGAAGAGGTAAATGCTATTTGTGGGTACATCGGAGCAAGGAGTACAAGCGAAGAGGATAAATTCAGATATTTCAAGATTCGCCGTGATATTGAATGGTTTTATGACAAATTATTTCCAAAGGAGTGATGCGTTTATGAAGAAAAAGAAAATCAATCCACAGGAATTTGACTGCGGATGTTGCGGAAACCAGATTTATAAGAGCCGTCTTAGAGACGAGGTAAAGTGCTGTTATTGCGGTTATATCAATCATGTAGGGAAATACACAGGTAGGAGGAAAAGACTTGGATAAAACGAAAATAGAGTGGGCTGACAGCACATGGAATCCGATTACCGGCTGCCGTCATAAATGCCCTTATTGTTATGCCAGAGGCATTGCAAACCGTTTTGTATCACGGAAAGGATGCCATCTGGTAGAACCGGAGACGTACAAACTTGGAGACGATGGTTCTGAAACTTATGAGATCAATGAGCAACCGTATTATGTTGATGATGAGACTGGGAAACAGTTCAGATGCGCCTATCCGCATGGATTTGTGCCGACAATCCACAGATACCGCATGGGAGAATACAGAGACAAAAAGAGGCAGAGAAATATCTTTGTCGGATCAATGTCGGACGTGTTTGGAGAGTGGGTTCCTGATAGATGGATCAGGGAAGTGTTTAATGCTTGTGAGAAAGCTCCGCAGCATAATTACCTCTTCCTCACGAAGAATCCCGGAAGATATATGGAGCTGCATCATTATGGAGAATTACCACTCAGAGATAATATGTGGTACGGAACGACAGTCACAGATCCAGATACGGAGTATATGGGGCAGGACGGACACTATGAGTTCCATACGTTTTTGTCAGTAGAGCCTATACTGGCAGACTTCGGAGAACTGAGTGAGAAATCATACATCCCGGAGTGGATCATCGTAGGAGCGGAGACTGGCAGCAGAAAAGATAAAGTCATACCAAGACGAGAATGGATTGAAAATATTGTGGAGCAGTGCAGAAAGTACAACATACCGGTATTTATGAAACCAAGCCTCACGGACATTTGGGGCGAAGAACTCATTCAAGAGTTTCCGAAAGCCCTTATCCATGCCTGATTTATTCCAGAGCATTGATAAGAATATGGTTAAATCGCCGGTAGCGTACTGCAAAACACACAAAGGGTATCTATCAACGAAGCAAATGAAAGTCCATAAGTGCCTGCAGATAGGATGCACTGGACTGGAAAGGTTGGAACATCCCTACTAGGAGGAACGCCAACGGAAAAAGGATGAAGCAAAGAGGAAAAAGAAGCAACAGTAAATTGGTTCACGTTTCATTTGATGAAGTAGAGAGATTTGTTCCGAGAGTTCCGAAACAGATTTGCCCGGATGAGGATAACACCACTCCGAGGATATGCGTAGCACCTAACGTATTGAGTGCAATCCAGGCGATGCCGCAAGGCGGAACAGTGGCGTACAACATGGCAAGAATCGGTGTGCCGGTTGTTATCCATGCGTATTACATAGAGAGTGATGCTATCCTCATGCCGGAGCAGATAGCGGATAAAGTGCCGGATGCCGTTTCCACAGGAGAAATGTGGGTTATGGCAGTTCCGGCAGCAGTCCGGCGGATAGATTACGAGATTGTTGATCCGTATGTGCCTATGAGGATTGATAGGAATGGCACGAGAGAACGATTTCTTGTATGGTACGGAGAATTGAAACGGGTTCGGTATCAGGATAATTGGAGAAATCTATCTACCAGAACAGCCAGAAATCAAAAGGCGGTAGAGTGGTTTATGGAAAATAAGCCAGACATATCGTACAGAACATTTATGTCAAATATGGACGATGAACTATTGAAATCATTCCATGTGGAATTACAGGAGGTATGGGAGTGAACAAACAGAAGAAATTAGCAAAACAGAACACGCCGTTGTATAAGAGAGTACCGACACTTAATCTGGTGGACTATTCAGATATAAAAGTGCCGCTAGTAGTGATATATGACAGCCCGAAAGACTTTCCTGGAAAAGTGGTGGCAAGAGTATGGGACGGAGAGAAGAATCGGCCAACGAATGTTTACTGCGAATATGAAAACCTTAAAAGATGCGAAGATGATGTAATGTCAGCCGGATTCATGTTCAAATTTCCAAGGACACCGGAGGACGATGCGTGCATCGTCGAAACATACATGAGATAGGAGGATTGCAATGGCAAAGAAGAGAAGCTGCCGCAGAACAGTAAATGAAGATAAGGTACATGAAAAAGCGGTTAAAATTCGCAAAATGACCGATGAACAGTTGGTGCAGTATGTCAATGACAGAGCGGAAAAAGCCAGGAGTGAGGGATTTAATCAGGGAAAGAAATCGGCTACCGGAATGACGGTCAATGATTTTCTGAAAGAAATCTCAAAAATCAAAGGTGTCGGAGATGCCACAATCTGCAAAATCATGGGGCATTTCAGAGAGAAAGGGATTAAGGATGAAAAAGACACCACTACAAATATTTGAGGAACGTAACGAAAAGGATTGCTGCCTTAACTGCAAAAAGCTGATTGTAAAGCAGACAGACGCAGGACATATAAATTTCTGTGGAGAAACAGGAAAGATCATTCTCGATATGTTCCTTGATGTTGGAACTCATTTTCCAAAATGCAAATATGAGAGAAAGGAGTAAGTCATGCGTGTACAGAAACACATACCAATCAAGGCAGTAGCCATCAGAGAAGAGGACGGATTGGAAATCGGAACTGAATATGATGTAGAGGACATTATGATGGGGCAGAGCAATACGAGCGTGGGACTGGTAGGGATAAAAGGAGCATATAACAGTATCTCTTTCAAATTCATGCACGATGGCAGAGAGATTGACATTTTCAGAAGTCCTTTAATCAATCCGTATATGAGATTTAACGGTAACAATGGGATTTGCTATAAGGAGTAGTTGATGATAAAAACATGGTATGAGGAATACGAGAAGATAAAGGATAAGGCGATAGTGGTATTTGGATATGAGTGGGAGTCTATGGCAGATGAACAGAAAGAGAAGATCCTAGCAGAGAAAACCGTGATAATGAGCGGAGACAGCGGATATGCCTGTAAACGCTATCAAATTATCGGAAACGCAAACAATCTGTCAGACCATGAATGTGCCATAATAGCGGATGGTGGAAACCTCTGCTTTGGGTACAGAATGGAGGGACAGGAAATTGTTGTATACACAGATTAAAGGAGGACAATATGGAAGCAAGAGAACTGGCAAATAAGCTCTATGGACGAGCATACGGAGATAGTTTTGATGATGTACTGGAAGAGGCAAAACAGAGCGGTCTAGTCATTGTGACGGGTGCATCAGATGATTTGATGGAGTTCAATGGAGCAATCTGCGATGAGGGAGGCTGTTTTGATGGCGGAAGAGTTTATTTCGATAAGGATGGAGTAGACCAGGAGGGAGAAGAACGTGCCAACTGGATAGATGCCAGATGGTGTGATGGAATGAACCGAGACGGACTTCCGGCAACATGGACGTATGAGACAGAAATTCCTTGTGAGAGATTTGATATTTGGGAAGATGGAGAGGTCTACTGCGTAGGTTTGGTATTCTCAATCGAGGATTTGAAATGAAAACCGCAGAAACCGTAGCATTGGAAAAGGCAATCAGAAGAGCCACATACAAAATGGGAACGTTTGGTTGCTATGAGGTAACAATAGGATATGGCGGCAGGGAACGTGTGGACTATATGACATACGACACCAAGGGCATTTTCCGATGTTATGAGGTCAAGGTATCAAAGGCGGATTTTCACAGTGCAGCAGTCAAATCGTTTGTAGGCCACTACAACTATTATGTGCTTACCAGAGAGCTTTACGATCAGGTCAAAGAAGAGATCCCAGACTGGGTTGGTGTGTATATTGGCGATTACTGTGCCAAGAGAGCCAAGAAACAAGATTTATCCGGTAGGGAATATAAAACACGCAGATCAATCAATGGGCGCAGTACAGAGGTATCTACGCCGTGGGAGGATATGCTCAAAGAAAGCATGATCCGGTCGCTGTACCGTGACTCAGATAAGCTGATTCAGACTGAGGACGAGCAGTACATAAGCCGCCTCAGAAGTCAGATCGACAAGGCAAGGACTGAAAGGGACAGAGAAGCCAAGAAGTACCTCAGATTATGGAAAGCCGTAAGGAAAGAATTTGGCGATGGAAAGGCATGGGAACTCATAGAAAAGGCAGAGGAATAAACCTCTGCCTTAAATCATTTCCTGCCATTTATGGCAATCACTACATCATCAAAACCGGAATCAGAGTAGCAAGTGCCCTCCTGAGAAAGAGTTGTACCGGGCTGCAATTCCTGGTTATCATCCATAAAAGATAATTCGCTAAAATTAACCATTTTCCCATCTTTAAGGTACACCACATCCATCCACACATAATCTGCGGCGGAAGTTCCGTTGTTTGTAACGGATGCAACAATGCCGCTGTCGGTAGTATTGTAGTCAACGGATAAGTCAGAATAGACAGGAGAGTATTCCTTTTCCTCTGATACCGACAGTGTGTAATCGAAACTATCAATCTTATCCCATTCATCAAATGTGGTCCATATACCGGCTGTTTGCCCTGGAGCAACCGCTTTTGTTCCATCGCTGGAAGAACCAACCATGCTGCCGGAAGAATCCAATGCGGTCACATTCAGATCAATACTCACAACCTTATCTGAATTGTTTGTTACATACATAACGTAATACATAAAAGAATCATCCACA